ATGACTGACGCGGGGTGGGCGAGCGAGAAGCCAAAAGAGGCGGGGCTTCTTGTTGTTGAGCAGCGAGCGCAGGGAGGGGCAACATGATTAGCGTCACGGTCTACATCAACAATGTGCCGATCATTACACGGTCGGCTCGCAATATTGGCCCAGTAGAGGATGCGCTAGGGGCGTATGCGTATGCGGTGGATGACGGGAGGCAAGTGGTGCATCTCCGGCACGAGGGGGCCGCAAGGCTGGCGATTATGATGCTCGAAGGCGTGGTGACGCCATGACCAACAAGCGAGCGCAGGGGTGGGCGGAGAAGAAGTTAGTCAGTAAACAGACTGGCTATCATTGGAACGCACGGCTGAGAAAGTCCAATGTGATGCTCGCTGACATAGCCATTAACCTATTGATGGCCGAGCACGCCCGATCCGTGCGCGTGGTACGGCAGGCTAAGAAATTATCATTCCACGGGCTGCGGGATACCGACACCAATGAATGGCTGGACGGCTACGAAGCCGCTTGTCACGACATCTTAACCGCGCTCCAGCGTGGCAGGGGAGGGAAGGGGTGACATGGATTATTACGAAGAGCGTAACCTGAAAACCGATGAAGAATTGTGTGGAGGGTCATGTGGCAGCCTAGAGCCAGAATATACCCGCGCTCACGCATTTAGTGAAAAGCTGCTCAAGGAGTTTGAGGCGGAACATTTCAAGCCAATTATCAAGAAGCTGACCGACGCAGTAGGCGAGGCATTGTGGGATATGGTTCGAGATAGCTTGATTGACGACACTAGCCGCAATGTGGCGGGGTATATTCAAGATCGTATAGAAAGCTCCATCGAGGCATTACTAGGCGGCAAGGAATGGGCGATTAAAAAGTATTGCCTTGAAGGTTACGACCGTGAGGCGATTCGCGCAGCCGTTGCGAAGGCCGTCCCGACCGAAGTGCAGGAGCTACGCATTGCGGACCTGGAGAAAGAAGTGGAGCGGCTGAAAGAGTCGCTAGATTTTCATACGCGCCGCTATTAACCGCCACAGAAAGGGGCTGGGGATGAATGCAACACCATTGACGCCAGAATTATACATGGATCTGTTTAATCGTCACCAGGCATTGCAGGCCACGGTGGAGGCGTTGCAGCGGGAGCGGGATGAATTGCGAGAGATGACGCAGGTCGTATGTGGACACTGTTGCGAGCCGATGGCGATCCCATCTAAGGCGATATTGCAAGCCCAACTCTCGGCGCTCCAAGGATTGGTGCGGGCGCTGGTTTGCACCAGGACATACATGGTGGACAGCGAATATATCCGCACGAGGGGAGGGAGCATTCTTTATATATGCTCAAACTCGATCAGTGCCGAACGGCTCGGTGCCTTACTTGCCTATCGCGCCACCCTTCCCGCCACGCCGACAGAGGAGGCGCCAGTGAAAGGAGGCGACGGTGAGTGAGGTAAATCGGTTTTTTATAGCTGAGCGGTATGCCGATAATGGGGAGCTGTCGCATCGGGCGCTTGTTGATGCTGCTGACGGCAGAGAGCTAGGCACAGATGGCGGCGAACCTGAAGATCAGTCATTCTGGCGTGACTGGGCGTGGGTGCCGGATGAGATGAACAAGTTAGGCAATGAAATAGTGACCATCCGCGACGAGCGGGACCGGCTGCGGCGGTTGATAGAACCACTGTTAAAAATGACGCCTGAGCGTCCCAATGCTATCACCTGGGAGAATGGTGTGCAGATCATCAATTACGTTCAAGACATACTGAAAGCCGCCTTGACGCCAGGGGAGGGAGGGCAGGATGAGTGAAATGCCACGGTTCGATAACGATATTGAGCAGCTTAAATCATTCTACGATGTCACGAATGAGCAAGACTTGATTGTGGCGATGGACAAACATATCGTGAGATTGCAGAATAAAATACGCCAGCTATTGCCACCAGAACCGGCAGTTAGACATGTGCGGGCATGACGCCAGCGGGGGGAGGAATGAAATGAATGAAGCGCCGTTAGATCAACTACAAGTCTCATTAGAGCGTGCCATTAGCAAGTGGATGAACGGACGAGCCGCAGAAGATGGTCCATGGGCCTCAGTGGGGTACGTTGGGGATAACACTTCAAGGCTCATGACTGTTGCGGCTATGGCAGTCTTGAGGGCTACGACGGACTTGAACCAGTACATCGAACGAGAGGACTTGCTGAAATGACGCCAGCGGGCCAGCGGTGGACGAAACGGAAGGAGGCGTAATGGATGTTCCGGGGTATCTCCACGCGCATATCCACGAAAACATTATGATGGAAAAGGTTGGGATCGAACGGCAAAGAGCGTGGGCGGTCGTGCTTGGCCTTGCTCCGAAACGTGATGGAAATCAGTGGTGTCTTTTGTGGGGCCATAACATTCAGGAGGGAGTCTGTGGGTTTGGAGAGACGCCAGAAGCGGCTATATGGGCTTTCGAGGAAGCGATGGGAGCGTCAATCCCCCTCACCCCCAACGAGGCGACGGAATGACAATTGTAGACGACATGAAAGCACCCTTTGGTCACATGGTCATGTGCCACATGATGGCTGACACCACGGAAGAGTTGCTAGCGATGGCCGATAAGATCGGGGTGGATCGGAAGTGGTTACAGGCAGCAGGTACGAAGCGAGAGCACTTTGACATTTGCCTATCGAAACGAGCTTTAGCCATACAGCATGGAGCGCAGGAAGTTACGATGGAAGGCGTCATGGATCTGATGCGCAGGAAACGTGATCGATTGAAAGACGAGGCGACATGATGGCGGAACGGCGGTGTGGGACGTGTGAGCATTGGGGTGCAACGAACCCCCCTTGGGGCTGGTGTCGTTATGTCATCCCCGAGTTACCATTTCCAATACCCAGTCACCTGTGCATAGACATGGAAGCAGGATGGCGTGACCTTGAAGATGTTGACGGAAAGGACTGCCCCACATGGCAAACGAAGATCTGACGGCGGAGCGGGCGGCGGCAACATTACTTGGACGAATGGGATTGGTTGGACATCCAGCTGACGCTCAATTCATCGGGGATATCCTAGAGTTTAGGCGACAGACCCGCCAGGAGGCGCTGAGAGAGGCGAGACAGCTTGTTAGTACGATGTTCGATCAACAAGCCTCAGAATTGCCTGATTACTATGCGGCGTTGTTAGACGTTGGGAACGCACTGGACCGACTTGCCAGCGAGGGGGGGGGGCATAATGGGCAATGATTTATACATTAGCGATGGAGACATTGAGGCGCTAAAGCAGTTCTATCAAGTGACATCTCGAAGGGCATTGATTGCGGCCATGCTGCATCACATTGACAAGCTGCAAATTGAGAGCCGAGATAGGTTACAGTTGGCAGTAGCCTCTGTTAGGCAGGTTCGCCAATGACCCCGCTTGAAATCGCGCATAAACGTTTTCTGGAATGCGCCAAATCGACGAACGAGAAGCGGGCGCAATATCTCCGTTCGCTTGAAGCGGAGAGTAAGGCCGCACGAGCCCTGTCCCGCCTCTTAGCTGAGCACCTCACCACTCCACGCACTCGCTAGCCACCGGAACAGGAGCGGATATGGCCAAGCCTCGATTTCTCTCCATTAAGGATTTCGATAAGACCCAGCATTACAAGCAACGCAACCCTCCGTGGTTGAAACTACATAAGCCATTATTCGGTGATCGTGACTTTATGCAGATGTCCGTATCTGCTCGATACCTCTACATTGGCCTGCTCATGTTGGCGTCAGAGTGCGATAACAAGGTCATCAACGACCCGTCATGGATCGCGCAACGCCTCTCCATGCCAGCGTCAGATATAGACCTAACTCCGCTCTATAAAGGCGGTTTCTTGCTAGCATCACCGGCTAGCATCAGACGCTATCAGCAGACAGAGAAGAGTAGAGACAGAGGAGAGGCAGAGACAGAGGAGAGGCAGAGCAGAGGAGAGGATACCCCCGCAGCGGTCGTTCCGACCTCCCGGCGCCCACGCAGCCCAGTGAAGCCCATGACGGGAGACGTGTGGGAATCGTATCGCTCGTCGTACCTCCTCCGCTACGGCGCAGATCCCATTCGTAATGCGTCGGTCAATGCGATCCTTACCCGAGTGATTGAACGCCTCGGGACAGAGACCGCGCCAGCGATCGCCTCGTTCTACGTCCAGCACAACAAGCCCTTCTACGTGGAAAAACGTCATCCGGTAAACCTGCTCTTAGCCGATGCTGAAGGCCTACATACGCAGTGGATTACCGGCGTGAAGGCGACAACTGGCGAAGCGAAAAACGCCGAGCGACGGGATGATGCGATCGAGCAAATCAAGCGCGTCAAAGCGGCCATGGGAGACGCCTAATGGACTTACTGACGGCCATCAAAGCGACCTACGAAGTCATCGGTCAAAATATCTCAGACCTCGCAATTCAGACGATCGCTCTTGAGCTTAAAACATATGACCCGCAGCAGGTGGCTCTTGCGCTCACGCGCTGCCGGAAGGAACTGCGCAAGATTACGCTCGCCGATATTCTCGAACGCCTGCCCGGTGGACATCTCGGCGTAGAGGAAGCCTGGGCCATGGTTGCACGAGTCCTGAACCGCGAAGGCCTGTCGATCGTGTGGACGGACGAAATGGCGCAAGCGTTTGGGCCGGCCCTTGCCCTGAAAGACGATCCTGTCGCGGCGCGCATGGCGTTCAAGGAAGCGTATACCCGTCTGGTGCAGGATGCGAACGCAGTCAACTCCACGCCAGTGTGGAAGGTCAGTCTTGGATACGAGAAGTCTGGGCGCGAACTCGCCCTGCAGGACGCTGTGGCCAAAGGACGCATCACCCAGGAATACGCATGCAAATTTCTTCCGCCTCCCGAGATCAATGCGGAGGCCCTTACCCAACTCTCATCCGTGCGGGTGATGCCATGACGTGCAGCGCCTGTCGCATGACGGATATTTCCGCTCGGAACGATGGCCTGCAGGTCTGTTGGTGCGGGATGGATCTGTGCCAGCCGTGTATCGCGTCACATATCTCCGGCTGTGACTGGTATACGGCGATGCGAAGTAAACCGCCAGAGCGTACTCCTCGCCCTCGCCCGTTCCCCAAGATCGGGCAACGCGTCAAAGACTTATACTTTCGTCTCCGTCGCGCTTGACACTTTCCCAAATCGGGCCAATACCTAGACATGCGCACAACACACCACCCAGGGAGTTGCCGAGTTGCCAGAGGTCGAGGTATCAGACTCTTCAGCCCCTTCCCTCGTGTCTCCGCACGCGAGCACTGTTGTTCCTGAAGCCGTTGAACGTTACCGCAACGGTGCCACCCTTCCTGAAATTGCCGCAGCCAGCCACGTTCACTACCGCACGCTGTATCGCTGGATGCTCAGCGAGCTCGGCGACCAGTTCCCGCAATTAGTCACCGACGCGTTGATCGATCGTGTCGCTGATGCGGACCACAAGCTGGAAACTGCCGCCGATAAATGCGCAGTCGCGCGGGCTCGGGAACAGGCCAGGTTCGCTCGAATGGACCTCGAACGCCGTCGGCCCGAGTTGTACGGCGAAAAGCGTCAGGTCAAGCACGATTCGACCATTAACGTGATTATTCAACGTGATACGAAAGAAAAGGTTGTCCAACCTTCAGAAGTAGTACGCGTTAGTACCAATCACGACATTATTGACGTTCCTCAAGTTGTTGATAAGTAAGGCAAAGTGCTGGAATGTCTTATAACATCATTTATGTTAACTCGCACAAAAACGCACAATAAGGCCCTCCAGAGCGAGGCCCCCCGGCTTTCGGGCAGGGCGGGGGTGACGTTAGGGTACCCATCGCCTACGGCCACGCATCTCTCGCGCCCCTCTTCCGACTTCTTCCTCACCGACGACGCCTACCGACTCGCGGAGCGTGCGGGCATGGCCTCCCAGGCTGCCGTATTGCCCGCAGGCGTGACGAATGGGAGCCCTGCCGTATCTGCGCCTACGAACTCCTACGGCGGCGAGCTGGGGGCCGTATGACCTGCGCGTGTGGGTGTGGGGCGCTGGTGAAGGCGGGGAAGCGATGGAAGCACGGGCATAATGAGGCGTTTGCGAAGCGACGGCGGAAGGGTGGGGCACAGCGGCAGAATGGGGTGATGGCCCGGCGGGGCCTGCAGAAATTGGGATTAGAGAGAAGGGAGCCCTGACATGGCAATTACGGCCGCACAGCTACAAACCGCATTGGGCGTAGGCGGGAACGACCCGCAGGTGCTGAAGCACGATGCGCGGGCGGATGGGACGACACAGAGTTGGTATGTGCATGGGCGGGTGACGTACCCGGGCAGAGTGCGGTGGATCCGGACGACGGCGAGCAACAATGCCGCGCAACAGGCGGCGGAAATCCTTGTGGGGTTGAAGGCATGACACGTCACGACAATCAACGGGCGAAGCGTGAAGTCTCCGGATGGAGTGCGAGGAGGCCGAGCGCGGTAGTGGCGTGTCTCCTTCTTCTGTCGGCCTGTGCGCCGGTGGTGACGGTCCACAAGATGGGACACGAGTACGTGCAAGACGCGCATTCGCGGAACTGGTGGAGTCCGAACTGGCAGCGGGTGACGTACTGCTGGAAATTGCAGGACGGGTACTGCCCGAAAGAGGACACGCGGGTGGAGACGGCCAGCTCGATTGCGATGGATTCGCCGGCCAGAACGGCAGCAGCGGGGTTTCTCAGCAATGTGCCGCTTGGCTTAGGACTCGGGCTCGGGTTGGCGTACCAGAACGTGGGGCGCATGACGCAATCGGTGACCGGGCAGCAATCGCAGGCGGTCAAGACGAATTTCGAAAGCCCCGGGGCGATCATTAAGTGAAACGCATCTTGGTCAAGAAGCCGCTCCCGCCGTCCAAGGTGACGGACGTAAAGCCGGAATTGGAGCGGGTGGAGCAAGTGGCGAAGGCGCTCACGGACATGAAGGTGAAAGCCCCCCGCTGATGGATATTGTTCTCCCGCATAACTGGCACCCCCGAGAACGGCAGCGCAATTTGTGGAATTATTTGTTGGACGGCGGCACGCGGGCGTCGGTCTGTTGGCATCGGCGGTTTGGGAAGGATGATGTCTGTTTGCACTGGTCGTGTATCGCGGCCCATACGCGCATCGGCTCCTACTGGCACATGCTGCCGGAGAAGGAGCAGGCGCGGAAGGCCATCTGGACGCAGATCAACCCGCATACCGGCAAGAAGCGGATCGATGAGGCCTTTCCGGAGGCATTGAGGAAGCGGACCAATGACCAAGAAATGTTCATTGAGTTCATCAACGGATCGACCTGGCAGATTGCCGGGTCAGACAACTACAACTCTCTTGTTGGATCGTCACCGTGCGGGATCGTATTTTCCGAGTACGCGCTGGCAAATCCGGCTAGCTGGGCGTACCTACGGCCTATTCTCCGCGAGAACGGCGGTTGGGCAGTTTTTATTAGTACCCCTAGAGGCCAAAATCACTTCTACAACTTACACGAGTTCGCCAAATCCGCCCCCGGCTGGTTTGCCGAAACGCTCACGGTTGAAGACACCCAAATCCTGAGCCAAACAGAGCTGCAGAACGACCTCGCGGAGCTGCAGGCCGAACACGGCGAGGCCTACGGCAAAGCGATCTGGCTGCAGGAAAATTATTGCTCGTTTGATGCGGCCATCCCTGGCGCGTATTGGGCGGAGGCGCTGGATTACGCGCAGACGACCGGGCGGATTTGTGAGTTTCCCATTGCGAAAGACGCGGTGGTCGATACCGGCTGGGACTTGGGCCGCACGGATGATACGGCCATCTGGTTTCGCCAGTTCAACGGGACGCAGATCGATGTCATTGACCATTTTTCGGAGCCGGGGTGGGATATCGACAATCCAGATCAGCCGGAAAAAAGCCTCGTTCATTTTTTGCTGAGAAAACGCCAGGAACTCGGGATTACCTACGGCACGCACTATTTGCCGCACGATGCGCGACCCCGAACCCTCGCGGCCGGCGGGAAAAGTATTCTCCAGCAGTTCCACGACGCGGTGAAACGGCATCCGGAATTGGGCCGGTTTGTGATCGTGCCGCGCCTGGACGTGCAAGAGGGCATCATTGCTGCCCGCAAGACCTTCCCCCGCTGCCGATTCCATAAGACCCGCTGCAAGCTCGGGTTGAACGCCTTGCGGCACTACCACCGGGAATGGGATCCGGAGTTGAAGAAGTATCTGGATACCCCGAAGCACGATTGGTCGTCCCACCCGGCGGATGCCTGGCGGACACTCTCCCTCAGTTGGAAGGTGAAGCATCCCCAGCAGCCGGATTCCCCGCTGGTGGACAAGATTCTGAAGGGCGACGAAAGCCGCCAAACGTGGGGGGCGGTTCGCGCCGCCCATTTTGCCAAGCGCCGACAGGCGCGGGCCTGGGCCAACAGCTAAAGGATGGACCTATATTGTACGGGCTTCACCAGTGGGGCCGGTGGGATCGTGCGGCCATCAGGGAAAGTGCAGTTCAGGTGAACGGGAAGAGGTAGCGCGATGCGGGTTGTGTGGGCCACCTGTGCCGGGCTTGCGGTGGCGGTGATCGTGGTCCCTGCGTTTCTGACCGCTGGAGCCGTGATGATGTTGTGCTACATGACGGTCTTACTCCTTCACGATGATTGGTTGAACTAAATGGCGACTATGGGCACTCCGACAGACGAACGCGACGAGCAGCCATCGGCCCAGGTGGGCCGCTGGTTCAAGGAATTTGATGCGGCCCGAAAGCGGGAAAAGGACTTTCTCAAGCAAGGGCAGGAAGTCCTCGACATCTATACCGGCGGGAAAGATGACGCCACGCCGTTCAACATCGTGTTTTCAAACACCGAGACGTTGCTGCCGGCCATTTACTCATCGGTTCCTCGTCCGGTAGTCGAGCGCCGCTTTAAGGATGACGACCCGATCGGGAAAGCGGCGGCACAGGCGGGACGGCGCGGGTTGGAATTTCTGCTGGATACCAATGTGGACGGCTACGAGACGTTTGATGAAGGCATGCGGCATTCCACGCTGGATGGGCTCTTACCCGGGCGTGGCGGCTGTGCCGTCAAGTATGACGCGAAGATGAATGCCGCGCCAGTGAAAGACGGCGAGGCCCCCGTTGAGGTGATGGAATCGGAGCTGGTCTGTATCGAAACTACCCAATGGAATCGGATCTTGTACGGTTATGCGAAGAAGTGGAGCCAGGTCCCTTGGATCGCCTACGAGAAAGACATCGACAAGGATGAAGCGGCTCGGCTGTTTGGCGAGAAGGTTGCGCAGCGCCTGACCTATACGGATACAGACAATCTGAGCGGAGATGACAAATCCAAATCGCCGAAGGAGGAGTCACACCGGGGCGAGCGGAAGACCGTCCGTATCTACCAAATTTGGGATAAGGACGGAGGCAAGAAAGTCCTCTATGTCAGCGAGGGATACAAAGACGGGTACCTGAAGGAAGAGGACGACCCGCTCGGGCTCACCGGCTTCTTCAATTGCCCGCGCCCGATCCAGTTCATTGAAAAGACGCATACGCTGACGCCGACCTCCCCCTATCGGCTCTACGAGTCGCAGGCGAAGGAATTGAACGAACTGACGCGTCGGATTAAAGGCATCTGTCGGGCGATCAAGGCGCGTGGCATCTACGACGGTGAATTAGGCGATGAGTTGAAGAAGCTCATGGACGCCGACGACAACGAGTTGGTTCCTGCGGATAAGTCCTCATCGTTGGCGGCAGAAAAGGGACTCCAGAACGCGATTTGGTTCATGCCGCTGGAACAGCTGATTGCAACCCTCGTCCAGCTCTACCAAGCCCGCGAGCAGTGTAAACAGGTCATTTACGAAATCACCGGCATTTCCGACATCGTGCGCGGCGCCAGCAAGGCCAGTGAAACCCTTGGGGCGCAGGAAATCAAGACGCAGTGGGGAACGCTACGGCTCAAGCGTCTGCAGCGTGAAGTGCAGCGGTACTCCCGCGACCTCCTGCGGATGATGCTCGAGCTGGCCGCGAAGAAGTTCAGCGAGGAAACCTGGGCCAAGATGACCGGCCTGCCGTTTCTCTTGAGTGAAAAATACAACGAACTGACCGCGATTGCGCAAGCCATTCAGCAACAGTTGGCGATGCAACCACCGGCGCCCCCACTGCCTCCCGGCCAGCCGGCCCCTGGTGCGGGGATGCCTGGGACTCCGCCGGTGCCGCCACCGAATCCGCTGCTGGCCAAAATGCAGCAGATCCAGCAGCAGCTGCAGGCTCCGCAGTGGAAGCAGGTGTTGGAGCTCTTACGCAACGATCTCCAGCGGGCCTACCGGGTGGATATCGAGACGAACAGCACCGTGGAGCCGGAAGCCGTCGAAGACCAGAAAGCGATAGCCGAGTTGATGGCGGCCCTGGGCCAATATCTGCAGAGTGTGGGGCCGCTCGTGATAAACGGGGCCATGCCCTTTCAGGCGGCGCAGTCCATGCTGCTCGCCATTACTCGGCGCTTTCGCTTTGGGTCCGAAGTGGAGGACTCCATTAAGCAGATGCAGCCGCCGAAACCGCCCGATGATGGCGAGGCCAAAGCCAAGGCACTCGAACAACAACAGCAGCTTGCACAGCAACAGCTCCAGATGGATCAACAAAAGTCTCAGATGGCCATTCAACAGAAGGCTATGCAAGCGGAGATGCAGCAGAAGCAGCGCGAAATGGACTTGAACGTCCAGGAAATGCAGCTCAAGGGCGAGCAGAAGATTTTCCAGATGCAGCAACAGCTCGCACAAAAAACCTTGGCGCTGCAGGCTGGACACGAAAGCCTCAAGCTCGATGCGCAGTCGCAGGACCTGGAGGGCCAGCAGCGCGACGTGGAATCACAGCAACAGGAAGTCGAGGCGCAGCAACGCGAGATGGAGGCGGCCAGCACGCCTGCCCCAAAAGCGAAGGCCAAACCAGCTGGCAATCCTGACTTGAGCGAGCTGCGGATGCTGATGAGCACCATGGCCCAGCACATGATCCAAAGCGACCAGCGACAGGAAAAGACCTTGTCCACACTGATCCAAGCCGTGACCGCGCCGAAGCGCCGGAAGATCATCCGTGATGAAGTGACCGGCCGGCCAGTCGGGATGGAAGAAGAGATGGTGTCTTAATGTTTGTGGAAGTGCCGATTATCGGGACCGGGCAACGTGGGGATGCGTTTCGGCCGAAATTGCCGGATGGTACGGAATACAGCGCCTATATTCCCACCGGGAAAGATGGGCGGCCGGTCTTAACGAAATGCATTGTCTGCATTGGCGATAGCGAGAAGGTCCCGGCAGAGGGGAAATTCTTTGCCCGCGAGGATGCGGTGCTGTCGATCAAGGGGCGAGAGCAAAATATTGATGTGTCCAGCATGAAGGTGCGTGGTGGCGCTTAATCAAACGATCTCAGACAGTTTTACCCGTTCCGACAATACCGACCTCGGAGCCAATTGGGATGCAGGGTATACCACGCGGATGGATCTGGTCGGCAATAAAGTGCGGGCGTCTCTCGTCACGACGAATGAATCGGATGAAACCTATGTCTCGACGCTCCCGGCTGATCAGTGGGCGCAAATCACGATCTCGACGTGGGCGGCTGATGCCAATGCGAAATATGCGTGGCTCATGCTGCGGGCGACTGGGCCCTCCACTCTGACGTGGTACCAAGCGACCATCGCGAGGAATGAAGGGGCCTTCCGCACGCAAATTTCAAAAAAATCAGCGGGGCTGGAAACGTCGATTGCCTCTGAGAATGTCACCACCTGGGCTGCGACAGATATCTTACGGTTTCGCGTGGCCGGTACAGCCTTGCAGCTGGATCGGAACGGGTCGTCACTGCTGACCGGATCAGACGGCACACTGACCGGCAACGGGCGTGTGGGGATTGGGGTCTATTTGGCTGCAGGATCTGCCGGAGATGTCGAGCTGGACAACTTTCTGGCGGGGAATATTTTCAATCCAGTCTGGGGCAGAGGCGCGAATCAGATGCTAGGAGTCAGAGTGCCATGAAAAAGCTAAACTTGACGATTTCGTTTAGCCCCTTCCCTGCAAAAAGCGCTGCATCGTTGTCTCATTTGATTCCATATGGGGTAGAGCGGATGTCTCGACAGTCCATGGATTCGTTTGGCCATAAGCGCCTCCAATTCGAGGAATTTAGCATATGAAGCGCAACGTAGCTAGTCAAAAGATCGGCGCCCAAATGGTCAGCGCGACAGATGGCTCCGCCTTTACCGGCAGCGTCACCGTGGCAGTGACAGGGGATGCCGGGACGCAAGCGACGGGGTCCGTTGGGTCTGGGGCCTGCACGCATGAGGGCAACGGCTACCACACCTACGCGCCAGCACAAGCCGAAACGAATTACGACCTGATCGCCTTCACCTTTACCGGCACAGGGGCTATCCCGGCGACGGTCCAAGTCTTTACCAACTTTCCGCAGACAGCCGACAACGCCACGAACATTTCCGCGATCAAGACTGTCACGGACGCCTTGCCGAACGCAGGTGCGCTGACCTCGCTGGCGACAGCGGCCAACCTGGCGACCGTGGCCGGATATATCGACACGGAAGTCGCGTCCATTCTGTCCGCCGTGGATACGGAAGTGGCGGCCATTAAAGCGAAGACCGATAGCCTGACCTTTACGGTTGCGGGAAAGGTGGATAGCAACGTGCAGGCGGTGAATGATGTGACGGTGAACGGGTCTGGCACAGCGGGTGACCCATGGGGGCCATAGCATGGGGCGACTCCTGGGGCAGTGCATGGTCTGGCGCATGGGGACGGCCGCCCGTTACCTGGAGCACCTGGGGCGTGTCCTGGGGCCAAGCCTGGGGAAACTCCTGGGGCTTTATCGGGGCTCCAACGATCTATTACCAGCGCGGCGGCGGACTGCCGACGATCAGCCGGAGGCGCCATGAACGAGAGCGGGAGCTGTCTGATGCGCTTGACGCGACCATGCGCGAGCTGTTCTGGCAACCGATCGAGGCGGCCGCGCTCGCTGCTACGCAGGCGGCTACGCAGCATCGTGAGCATGTGCGCCGCGTCGAGACGACCACGCGCACGCTCCTTGAGAGTCGAGCACGGCAGGAGGAGGAGCAGGACGATGAGGAATGGGTACTGATGCAATGAGCCGAAAACCCTTTACCGTGTTCATCGGGTATGACCCACAAGAGCCGATCGCGCTGCATGTGCTGGCACATTCCATCATGCGACATGCCTCCGGGCCGGTCTCCATCGTCCCGCTGGTGCAAGCCCATCTCCGGCAGCGTGGCATCTACACGCGCGACCGTGGGCCGGCCGAGAGTACCGAATTCAGCCTGACGCGGTTCCTCGTGCCGTACCTATCGGATTACGGCGGGATTTCGCTGTTCATGGACTGCGACATGCTGTGCCAGGGCGATGTGTACGAACTCCTGACCTATGCCCGCGAGAAGCCGACGACCTGCGTCTACCTTGTCCAGCATGACTATATTCCACGCCACGCCTCCAAGTTTGAGGGGCACGCACAGACGAAGTATGAGAAGAAGAACTGGTCGAGCCTCATGCTGTTTCGCAATAAGTATTGCGAAGCGTTGACGCCGGAATATGTCAACCGCGCGAGCGGGCTGGACCTGCACCAATTCAAGTGGCTGAACACGCCACACTTGGACATTCAGCCGCTGCCGAAGGAATGGAACTATCTCGTAGGCGAGTACCCGCCCAATCCGGAGGCGAAGTTGTTGCACTATACCGAGGGTGGCCCATGGTTCCGCGACTATCAGTTTTGTGACCACGCCGATCTGTGGTTCAAAGAATACGAGCGCATGGCCCCATCGTTGAACATTCCGAAGCCGGAGGTGGCCCATGCCACTCTATAGCTACGCGTGTGCGAATCAGCATGTGACAGAAATATTTCTGCCGTTGTCGATGCACGAGGCGATGATTGAATGTCCGGACTGCCATGCGTTCGCCTCGCAGATCATTACCGCTCCGCTCATGGTCAAGGCGCAGCCGGAATGCCGGTACGACTCGCCGGTAACGGGGGAACATATTACGACCTGGCAGCAGCGGCGTAACGACCTTGCGCGGACTGGCAGTATTCCCTATGACCCCGAGATGAAGACCGATCTGCAACGCCGGCTGAAAGACGAAGAAGCGGCCATGGAGAAGTCCATGGATCAGCATGTGGAACGGTCCATTGAAAAGATGAGCACCAAGCAGCGCGGCAAATTATTCAGCGAACTGACGGAGCAAGGTGTGACCACCGAAACCGTCCGCAAATAGGAGCCCTATGAGCACTGATGCAGTAGCCGAGACAACTGAGACCGTAGAGACACAGGAGCCCAGTTTCGACATCGATGCGGCTGTCGAGAAGATCGGCAGCGAGCTCTTTCCGCAGGCGGAGGCTAGCCCCGACCGTTCCACCCCAGCGGCACCCGAGAAATCGTCGAGCCTCCCTCCCTCGACCACGGTATCGGCGCCCGCTCAGGTCGCTCCGCCTGCGGATTCTACGGCACCGGCTGATCAGCCCGCGCCGATCGTGCGAGAAGCCCCGAAGTCCTGGCCGAAAGAGATGCACGACCATTGGGGCAAGACCCCCAAAGAAGTGCAGGACTATTGGGAGAAGCGCGAAAAGCAGATGCTGGACGGTCTGGACCAGTACAAACAGGGCGCGACCATCGGGAAGCAATTTCAGGATGTGCTGACGCCCTATCAGCAGACGTTGCACGCACAAGGCTTGGACGGGCCACGCGCCGTGCAAACTCTCTTGAGCGCCCATGCGCGGCTCACCACCGGCCCAATGGAAAGCCGCATTCAGGCCTACAAGGAACTCGGGCAGAATCTGAAGCTGAACGTCAATCCTGAACCAGCCGTGGAGGAGCCCCCGCTCGATCCACGAGTACAGGAACTCAACGGCAAGGTGTCGTTGTTGGAGCAGACGATTCAGCAGCAGCAACAAGCGGCCTATCAAGACACGTTTACCAAAGTGCAGAAGGAAGTGGAGGCGTTTGCCAGTGATCCCGCCCACCCCTATTTCGATGAATGTCACGACCACATTGTGACCCTCATCAAGAGCGGGGCGACCTTACAGGACGCCTACGATCAGGCGGTGTGGGCGAATCCGGTGACACGCGCCAAGGAACTGGCCCGGGTTCAGACAGAAACCGAAGCCAAGTTCAAAGAGAACGCCAGACTGTCCGCCCTGCCGAAGAAGGCGGCGGCCGGCGTCAACGTCAGAAGTCGCGACTCGCAACGCTCTCCGACAGAGGCGGCCGAGGGAACGATTGAGGACACCCTGAAGGACACGCTGAAGTCCATCAAGGGTCGGACCAATTAACCCCCATAAGGAGCCACCATGCCCGCAAATAGTACGTTTACCGAGTTGGTCTCGACGACCTACCGGAAGCACCGCGCCCAGGTCAAAGACAACTTGACCACTCGCAACGCCTTGCTGAAATACATGAAGCGCAAGGGCAACTACAAAACCGTCGATGGCGGGTTGACCATCGTGACGCCGCTGGACTATGCCGCGAACGGGACCTACCAGCGGTACAGCGATTGGGACACGTTGAACATTGCGCAGTCGGAAGTCATTTCGGCGGCGGAATACCAATGGCGGCAGATCGCCATTAACGTGGTCGCCAGCGGACGGGAATTGCGGATCAACAGCGGCGACAGCCAGATCGTGGATCTGGCCAAGACTCGCATCAAGAACGCGATTCGCACCTTCTCGAACAACTTCTGCTCCGATCTGTATTCGGCGGGCTCGCTCACGAACCAGATCAACGGCCTCCAGGCCATCGTCGCCGATACCAACACCAACACGGTGGGCGGCATCGACGCGAGCGTGTGGAGCTTCTGGCAGAACAGCACGTTCGACCTCAGCGACAACAGCGTCACCATCGGCGCGACCACCATTGAGAATTCAGCCATGTTGCCGTTGTGGCTGTCCATTGATCGTGGTCCGGATGATCAGCCGGATCTGATCGTCATGGATACCGTCTACTACAGCTACTTCGAAGGCTCGCAGACTTCGCTCAAGCGGTATGCGTCCATGGAGATGGCCTCAGGCGGATTCGTGACGCTCAAGTACAAAACGGCTGATGTCATTTTCGACGGCAATAGCGGCATTCCCGCGTCTCATGCGTACATGATCAACACCAATTACATGGAGTTGGTCGCACACAAGGATGCGGACATGGACCAAATGGATGAATTGCACCCTGTCAACCAGGACGGCGTAGTGATTCCCATTCTCTGGATGGGGAACCTCGTGTGCTCCAACAGAAAGTTGCAGGGCGTCATCAAGGCCTAAGCCTGGATGGGATTGCCGATTCACCATTGACCACAAAGGAGACAGCATATGCCGATTATCAATGCCCCGTTTGTCACTCCGGCGCTCGACGCGAATACCGTCGATGCCCGATGCCCGGTGGGGACGATGGTCACCACCACGGAAGGTGGCTCCGCCATCTACGTGCAGGCGACCAGCACCATCAACCAGTACGATGCGGTCGTGATCCTCAACACCAGCTCAGCGGTGGGCGCGTCGATCGGGGCCGTCCCGGTGACGACCACCAACGCGCTCAAGTCGCAGCGGCTGGGGTTCGCGCAAACCGCGATCACCTCCAGCTACTACGGGTGGATCACCCTGTCAGGCAATAACCTTCGGGTGAATAGCCTGATTGCCTGCCAACCGGCAGTGCCGTTGTTTACGACCTCGACGGCGGGCTGGTTGGATGATGCCACCGTGACGGCTGGCTACTGCCTGGGCGTGGTGCTGATGTCCTCAGCCACCTCAGCCTCGGCTCCGCCGGCGGTGGCCGGGAATTGCGTCATCCGCACCTGGGCGGGCGGCTAGCATGGAGCTGCGACCCTTTACGATACAGTCGCACTGCGTGGCGTCCGACGAGGAGTTGTACCGCAACATCGCGTCGGCCCTCGCTCGGGAGCTGCCCGTATTGGGTCAACATGCGGCACACGGAGGGACGGCAGTCCTGGTGGGCTCCGGCCCCTCCGTGGCCACCCAAGTAGAGGCCATTCGCTATGAAAAAGAGCAAGGGCATACGATCATCGCCCTCAAAGACGCGCATGATTGGTTGCTTGAACGAAATATTGTCCCACATATCGCCGTCGCCATTGACCCGCAAGAGTCGCGGGCGAGGTGCTTCAAACATCCCGACTCCCGAGTTGATTACTTCATTGCCTCGCAATGTCATCCCGCTCTATTTGATCATTTATCCCGGCAGCATGTGCTCCTGTGGCATCTCTACGTGCGTCAAGGCCAGCCTGTCCCGCCACATGGCACTCCCTTGATTGCGGGCGGCACGACCACCGGCCTTAGAGCCCTGACCCTCTTTTACAGCATGGGCTTTCGTCAGTTCGCCCTGTACGGCTTCGACTCATGCCTCAAGGATGGTCAACTCCGCATGACCGGAGACAGACCGAAGCCGGGGGACGATACCGTGCATGAAATCGTGGTGGACGGGAAGTTGTTTTACTGCAACCCCTCCATGACGGCACAGGCGCAGGAGTTTCAGAATATCTATAGCTCGGCCCCCGACATTCAGATCCGTGCATACGGTGAGGGATTGATCCAAACGATTGTGGCGGCACGGGCCAAGACCCCGAAAACAACCATTTCTTTCCTCCACGCCTTCGGTCCACAGATGGCCAGCTACCGCTATCGCGCCGAGATTCCCGCCAGGATGCTGGGGGCCTCGCTGAACGATTGGACGGCAGACGTGCTGATCGTGTCGAAGCCTGACGGCGTGAACATTCACGATGTGGCGGCACAGCAAGCGCGTGGCGCGAAGCTGATCGTGGATATCTGCGACAACCACCTGAGCCTGTTGCACTACAAACGCATGTTGGCCTTAGCCGATGCGGTGACCTGTTCCAGTGAGGTCCTTCGGCAGCGGCTGGAAGAGATGGGCTACGACGCCACGGTGATTGACGACCCCTACGAGTTTGACGAAGAACCGCCGCACTACGAGACGACGAACGATCTGTTGTGGTTCGGCCATGCGTTGAACCTGCCAAGTCTGGAACGCATCAAGCCGCAATTGGCGGGGTATCCTTTGCGCGTGGTGACGAACGCCAACGGGCAGATTCCGTGGAGCGTGGCGCAGATGCGGATTGAGTTCGCCTTGGCCGATATCGTGGTGCTCCCCGCGACCGCCGAATATAAAAGCTGCAACCGTGCCGTGGAAGCAATCAGGCAAGGGTGCGTTGTGGTCGCCGAACCGCACCCGTCGCTGATGGACATTCCAGGGATTTGGGTGGGGAACATCAAGGAGGGGATTGAATGGGCGAGTCAGCATCCAGCGGAAGCGAATCAACGGACCGAGAGGGCGCAGACCTACGTCAACGACAGGTTTTCGCCTCAAACAGTGGGGTGTGCGTGGAGCCGCGTCATCCAGGCGTGTCTCTCAACCTCGGCGCCGGGCGCTGTGTCTGGCCCGACTGGATCAACGACACGACCTCAGACTTTCTCCATCTCCCCTATGGAGACAACACCATCGACCGAATAGCCGGGATCCATGTGCTGGAACATGTGTATGAATGGGAAGCGGCCCCAATGTTGACCGAATGGAAGCGGACGTTGAAACCAGGCGGGCAGCTCATTTTGGAACTGCCGTGCATGGATAAGGTGATGCACTACCTGGCGATCGCCATCCAGAAAGGGGAGCCGCTTGCGGGGTTTATGAGCTGGTGGCCGCTGTGGGGAGACCCGAAGCACCAAGATCCGCGCATGACGCATAAGTGGGGGTACACCAAACAGATGCTGATGGACCTCTTAGCCGCCGTAGGATTTGAGGCGATCACGATGAATAAACCGCAGTACCATTTTCCGATGCGCGACATGCGCGTCGAAGCCATCAAGGGGGGTATATGAGCGTAGATATGCTGAGTGATTTGGGAAAGAAGGACGGCAAGCCGGCCTATATCGAATTTATGACCGCCTCCAAGCATCTGCCGAAACGGAGTCAGGAGGAAGGCCGCTATGTGGCGATTGATGAGGATCGTGTCACGGTGCGACAGATCGGCAGTAACGATTCCGTGGTGTTCAAGGTGGCGGACTGGCTCGCGCAAAACAAAGTGGACGTGTCACAGGGTCGTCTCAACCCCGCCCATGCGGAGTTCTACGATCGGGCGTATCAACGATGGAAGGAGGGGCAGGAGATTCCCGTTCAGGGCACCCCGATTAAAACCTGGCCGGTGTTGTCTCCCGCGCAGGTTGCTTCGCTGCTCGCCATCCATGTGCGCACGGTGGAGGACCTTTCGACGCTGAACGACGAAGGCTTGCGGCGTGTCGGCATGGGCGCGATCGACCTCAAGCAGAAGGCGCAAGCGTGGCTCTCGCAAGCGCAGGACAAGGGACCGCTGACCATGGAAGTGACCGCCTTGCGGCGAGAAAATGAAGCCTTGAAGCTCTCGCTGGACTCCTTGCACGAAAAGATGACGGCACTCCAGCAGGCGCAGCGCCTTGAAGCAACGTCAGCCGACATCACCGCCGACGAGATTCTGGACACTCCCAAGGCAGAGAAACGGAAGAGGTAATCCATGAGCACGATCGGTTCCGGAGCGTCGTTTAACAATGATCCGCTGAGTCTTTTGGATATTGTCGTGCGCTTCTGTGAACGCACCGGCATTGATACGCCGACGACGGTCATGGGAACCGGAGACGCGCAGATTAAGCAGATTCGCGCCTTACTAGAAGAAGAAGGGAAGGATCTGGCCGCGCGCGGCGACTGGGAAAGCATGATGTACGAGGCGACCTGGACGACTCTCGCGCAAGAGAATCAGGGGGCCATGATCGACATTGCGCCCAATAACTTCCGGTGGATCAAAAATCATACGATCTGGAACCGGACGACACGGCTCCCCATTATGGGGCCGCTGTCGAGCCGGGACTGGCAGGCGCAAAAGGCCCTACTGGTGACGGGGCCGCGCTTTCGGTACCGCATCCGTGGCGGGGCGCTGCTGCTCAATCCGGCGCCGCCAGCGGGCAACGTGCTCTACTTCGAATATCTGACCAAGAATTGGATTCTGGCGAGTAACGGCGATGGCCGCGAGTATTTCCTGGTCGATGAGGATATCACCGTCCTCCCGGGAGAATTGCTCTTACAGGGGCTGCGCTGGCGCTGGAAGAAGGAAAAGGGGCTGGAGTATGCCGAGGACTTCACCACCTATGAACAGCAGGTGAAAGACTGGCTCGGGCATGACGGCGGAAAAGAAAACCTGCACATGGATACCGATGCCTGGAGTCCGAAGCCGGGGATCTTCGTGTCGCCGGGGAGCTGGAACGTATGAGGATCCCCCAACGCACCAAAGCCAAGCCTCGCGCCATTACCTCGCAAACGGCGACCTTGCCTGCCCCCATCGGGGGCTGGAACACGAAAGATACGCTCGCGCACATGTCGCCGACCGATGCCGTGGTGCTGGACAACATCTTCCCGCAGACTTCGTTCTGTTCGCTCCGTCCTGGGTCGTCGAAGCACCAACTGGTGCCGGGGCATGGAAGGACGATGCTGGTCTACAACGCCATTAGCGGTACGAATAAGCTGTTTGTCTCCACGGCAGACGCAATCTATGACGTCACCTCTTCGCTTGGTACGCCTGTGGCCGAATCCGTCACCATTACCGACGGCACGTTTCAGCAAACCATGTTCGGAGACGGCACGAGCAACTACCTCATCATTGTCAACGGGGTGGATAATCCACGCTATTACGATGGGGCCGCCTGGATCGAAATTACCGGGGCGAGTTCTCCCGCATTAACCGGCGCGGTTACGCTCGCCGACATTGTGGGCGTCAACGTGTTCAAGGGGCGGCTGTTCTTTATCGAAAATGGCAGTCTCGATTTCTGGTATCTCTCGGCGGGTGCGGCCGGCGGGGCGCTCACGAAGTTCAGCATTGCGGGAGAAGCGAAACGCGGCGGCTACATTATGGCCATGTCGAGCTGGACGCGTGATGCAGGCGACGGGCAGGACGATGTGCTGGTGATCGTGACCAGCGAAGGCGAGGCCATTATTTACCAGGGCGATAACCCCTCATCGGCGACGGCCTGGGCGAAGATCGGCACCTACTTTATCGGGAAACCACTTGGGCGTCAGTGCATGACCCAGTGGAGCGCGGACATTCTGATCCTCACCGAATCGGGCGTGTTTGAAATGTCCTCCGCGATCAAGAGCGTGCGGATGGATACGCGCTTTGCGCTGTCGTACAAGATTCAGCCGACATTTACCCTCTCGGCACAGATTTACGGCTCGACTCCCGGTTGGCAATCGACCGTGTTCCCCGGACAAAACGCGCTGATCGTCAACGTGCCAGTCGCGCAGGGTGGAGAGCATGTCCAATATGTGATGAATACCATCTCCCGCGCCTGGTGCCGGTTTACCTACTGGCACGCAGAAAGTTTTGCCGTCTTTAACATCGGGCTCTATTTCTGCTGCGACCATGGCGACGAGACGTTGATCCTTCGCGCCTGGGATGGGACGACCGATTACCCGCATGTGGAGGATATCGAGTTGGATGTCGTCTCGCATCTGCCGATTCCTATGCCGATCGTGGGTTATGGCAAGCAGGCGTTCAACTACCTCGGCCAGATGGAGAAGATTAAACAGGTCAAGATGATGCGCCCGATCCTTGGGGTGAACGGGGAAGGTAGCTACGGCCTGGATATCGATGTGGACTTTCAAGACCGGCCCATGTTCGGTCTATTGGAGTACGTCTCGAGTAAAGCCTTGTGGGACGAGGCGACGTGGGACGTGTCTGAATGGGATGACGCCAACGACATTCTCCGCACCTGGAAGAGTATTGGGGCTACGCCCGGGGTCGCCATTGCGCCGAAGCTCCAAGTCACCAGCGGCACGGCGAGTATTGATTGGATCGCCATGGGCCTGCTCTATGAAACCGGAGGGATCATGTGATGATCTTCGCCCTGGAGCCGGTCGCGCAATGTTGGGATGAGGTGTTGGTGCTGGCGAATCAGCATTGGTCCAGCACGCAGACCTACCGGCGGCATGAGCCGTTCTGTCCCTCGCGAGAGCGGTACGAGTCGATGAATAAGGCCGGTTATTTCTTCCTGTTTACGGCGCGGGACAACGGCGGGCTGGTGGGGTATTTCGGGATCTATCTCACGCCCTCCATGCATTCCCAGCTCCTGACCGCCACGGAAGATACGTTATTTCTCGCGCCTTCGCATCGAAAGGGCCGCACAGCGATCCGCTTCATTCAGTACGTCGAAGCCTTCTGCAAATTGCGCGGCGTCCACGAAATTCTGTTTTCCTGCGAAGTGGATAACAGAAGTGGCATTCATGGGCTCTTGAAGATGCTGAAGTATCAGCCGGTGATTCAGATGTATTCCAAGCTCCTAGACAAGCCTGAGAATCGGGCACAGAATAGCCCAGATCCTTCCACCCCGTGGGCCGACAGCTCACATGACGCCTTGAAAGAGGTTACGCATGTGTGCTCCGAGTCCACCCCCGGCACCTGATTACGCAGGGGCCGCCCAAGCCCAAGGCACCGCCAACGTCGAGGCTGCACGCGCCTCCGGCAAGATTAATAATCCCAACGTCATCTCTCCCTACGGGACGCAAACCGTTACCTGGAACGATGACACGCCGACCCTGACGCAAGCCTTTTCGCCTTCGCAGCAAGCCCTCTTCGACCAATCCAACGCGACCAAGCTGCAGCTCAGCCAACTCAGCGGTCAAGGCGCGGAAGCCTTGCAAGGCGTGGTCGGCAAAGGTGTCGATTTCTCCGGTGCGCCAGCCGCGCCTGGCGACTATTCCGCACTCCGCAATCAGACCATTGACGCGATGATGGCGCGTCCCAAAGAGGACTATGCCCGCGCTGTCGATCAGAAGCAATCCGACCTCATTGCCGCAGGCATCCGCCCAGGCAGCAAAGCTTACGACGATCAGATGCAGTTGCTGCAACGCGGCCTCAATGACGCCAACACGCAAGCGGCGGTTAATAGCGGGGTCCTGACTTCGCAGGCCTACCAGATGGACGCCGACCGGAGGAAGCAGGCCATTACCGAACAGCTGGCGCAGCGGCAGATTCCCCTCAACGAAATCACGGCCCTCATGTCGGGCTCGCAAGTGTCCAACCCATTCTCGACGCCGGGGTATTCCCAAAACGCGCAGGTGGGCGCCGCGCCGGTCTTTGCGGCGACGCAGGCCACCGGTCAGTGGGGACGAGACAACTACAACGCGCAGGCCGCGCAAGCGGGCAACCTGCAGAGTGGACTGTTTCAACTGGGCGCGGCGGGCATCACCGCCTACGGAGCGGCATAAATGGCAGGGCAACCCGCAATCGGCATTCCTCCCTACATCCAAAGCAATTCCTCCGGCGACACGTTCAGCAACAACACCTACGACCCCGAAACCGGGACGGAGATGCAGGCGATCAACCGGAAGCAGCAGATCGCCAATCTGCTCGTCCAGCAGAGCCTTGCGCCTCGACAGGGGCAGATGGTTGGCAATGTGTATGTGCCTGCCGGATGGGGGCAAGGGCTGGCGCAACTCGGGCAAGCCGTCGCCGGGGCCTACATGACGAAGCGGCACGACAAGGCCAGAAACGAGCTCGAAAGCCAGAATCAACAGAACGTCGCCAACGCGATGCAGGCCTATCAGGAGAGCCAGCAAGGCCGACCGGCGCTCACGGTGCCGGAAGGTTCGCAAGGACCGGAACGCCCCGAGATGCCCGCCACACCGGAAAGCCAGCGTATGGGCCTGGTGCGGCTGATGACGAATCAGAATCCGCAGGTGCAGCGGTTCGCGCAGTACGAAGCGCAACGGCAGGCGAAAGCGGCTGAGATGAAAGCGCAGCAGGAGCAGGCGCTGGCAGTGGAGGCGGCCAAGGCACGGTCCGCCGCGCAACTGAAGGGGATTCCCAGCGCCGATGAACAGGCCAAGTTGGCGCAGCAAGCACAGTTACACAGCCTCCCAACGGGAACCGCACTGGCACAGATTGAGGCGAAGAAGCAGGAACTGGCGACCGTGCCTGCTGCGGTCCAGGCGCAGATTGATTCCCAACAGCAGATGCATGCGGCTCCAAGTGGCAACACCTTGGCCGGCATCGATGCACAGGCGGCATTGAAGAATGCGGACCTCCAGCAGCGCCAAGCGGAGATGACGCAACAGCAACAGAAAGACGCGGCGGTGCTCGCGCAGCAGGCGGAGCTCAAGAAGGCCGAACTGGCGCAACAGGAGAAACTCCACGCAGCACCCAGTGGCAATGCCCTCGCACAGATCGACGCCCAGGCCTCGATTCAGAACGCGAACCTTCAGCAGCGGCAGGCCGAACTCGCACACCGTCAACAGCAGGATCTGGACCAGCTTGAGCTCGATCGAAACAAATTCACGAATCAGGCCGATTTTCAAAAGGCGCAGCTCGCACAGCAGGCCAAGCATCAGCAGGAACAGCTTGCATTGCAACGAGAAGTGCACCAAACGCCGAGCGGGAACACCCTCGCGAACGTCGATGCACAGGCCCAAATGAAAGGGCAGGAGCTGCAACAGCGACAGGCGGAACTGGCCGCGAGACAGAAGCAGGACATGACGGAATTGGCTCTGAAGAAAGGCCAGTACAAGGATCAGGCGGATTTTAACAGGGCGAAGTTGGCACTGGAAGCCAAGCACCAGGGCGAGCAGAACGCGATCGCGCAGGAGCGGAACCAGATTGCCAAGGCGTTTCACACGGCGCAGCTCGCCAAGCAGACCGAATCCAAGGCCCCCTCCGGCTACCGGCAGACCGCCGACGGCAACTTAGAGGCTATCCCTGGCGGACCTGCCGATGTGAAGGCGCATGCCGCCCAAAGCAAGCTGGATGCAGGGCGGCAGACGGTCAACGATTTGGTGATGGGACTCCGCGATCATTACGACCAGTTGGACGAGCAGGGCGGCATCACGAACCCCGACAAGGGCGCGATGACCAACCTGACCGCCGGAATCGGCTCATCCGGTCCCGGCCAAGCCGTGGGCCGTCTCTTTGGGACGCAGACGCAATCCATCCGGAACACCATCGCGCAACAGCGGCCGCTGCTCCTGAATGCCATCAAGGAAGCCACCGGCATGTCGGCGAAGCAGATGGACAGCAACGCGGAAATGAAAATGTATCTCGCGGCGGCGACCGATCCGACCTTGGACGTGAAGGCCAACCGTGCGGCCCTCGACATGCTGGACAAGCTGTACGGACTGAGCGGGCAGACCTCCGCACAACCCGCACAGGCAACCGCGCCGCAAGGTCCTGCTGTCGGCACCGTGAAGGGCGGGTATCGGTTCAAAGGTGGCGATCCGGCGAGTCCGTCCAGCTGGGAGAAACAGTAGATGGGCGCACCGTGGGAAGAATATCAGACGGCCACCGCCGCACCAGCGGACAGCGGTCCATGGTCGGAGTATGCCGCACCGGCGGCACCAGCCAAGCCGAGTCAGGATTTAGGACTGCCGAAGCGCCCTGGCGGGATCCTGCAAATGGTCGGGGAGCCGATCGCGCAGGCGATGGCCCCGTTGGTCGATCCGGTCAACCGTGGGCTGGTGAGCCTCGCCGGTGGCATCACCAAAGGCGCATCTAAGATCGGGCTTATCAAGGAAGATGACCCAATTGCTCAAGCAGGGTTCGACCTCACCCCCCAACAACTGATCGAGACGCACGGCAACCAAATCAAGGACATGACCGGCTCGCCATGGGCGGGCGCGATTGCGAAGAAGGCCCTGGAGTTTGGGCCAGCTTCCCCAGGTAGTTGGGTGGTGCCTGCGGTGCTCTCGCAGGGGGCGCAAGGCGTGACCAATGCCATCACCAGCAACGCCCGCAGCAATGTGACGGAGGCGTTGGCAAATCAAGGCAAGAACGCCACGCGAGACGCGACCATTGAGAAGCTCAAGGCCGAAGGGTATGCGATTCCTCCGTCGTTGGTAGGGACGAAATCAACCATCAATGAAGCACTAGAGAGTTTTGCCGGAAAAGCCGCGACCAAGCAGCAGGCGGCACTGAAGGCCGCTGAGAACACTACCGCGCTCGCAAAGCGAGGCATTGGGGTGCCAGCCGATCAAGCGCTTACCGATGACTTGCTGAAGGGCATGCTCGACAAGGAAAGCAAGGCCTACAAAGATGTGGCGGCCCTCTCGCCTGTGGCGAAAAAGGCGCTGAATGATCTGCAGCAGACGCGCTTCGACGCGAAAGAACAATGGAACTACTACAACCGCAGCGGCAACCCCGAAGCGGGCAAGCAGGCGCGGGCACTTTCTGCCAAAGCCGAAGAGTTGGAAGCGCTGATCGATAAAGAAGCAAACACCATCGTTGAGCAGTACGGGGTGCGGACCTCTCCCGCCCCGATGCGCAATCCGCCTCCTAGCGATATCCCGCAACTCGAAACGCGAGCCATCACAACCGGCAAGGACGTCGGCTGGCCAGCCGAAGCGCGAGTCATGCCCTCCCTAGAGATGGAGAAAATCGGCGAGACCACGGCTGGCGATCCCAACCTGCTGAACAACCTGCGGGCGGCCCGCGAGCGGATGGCGAAGATCCATGACGTGGCGCGGGCGCTGAACGAATCGACAGGGAGCGTATCGGCACAGCATTTCGGAAGAGAGCTGAGGGCCGGAAGGCCGTTGACGGGTGAACTGAAAACCATTGGCGAATTCCAACGCACCTTCCCGCAGATAGCGCAGGACGCTGAGAAAATACCCGCCCCTGGTGTCAGTCACGTCAACTCACTGACCTCGGCTATCCTGGGCGCGGGCGGGTATGCCTCCATGGGTCCAAGCGGGGCACTGCTGGCCGCTGCCCCCCTTGCACGCGGCCCTGTCCGCAATCTGATTCTTTCCAAACCCTATCAAAAGCTGATGGTCAATCCGTCCTATGCCGGTCCGGTGGATCGTGCCTTGGCTGCGGTGCCGCCGGTCCAGATAGACCCCATGGTGGCGGCGATTCTGGCGCGTGGCGCCACCTCACAGAATGGAGAATACTAATGGGCTTTGATGGCGCGGGAACCTTCGAGATTACGACGCCGGGGCAACCGGCCTCGCCGCATACAGTCATCAGTTCGACCAACTTCAACTCGCTGATGCAGGACCTCGCGACGGGCATCTCGACGGCCATTTGTCGAGACGGCCAGAGCACGATCACGGCGAATCTTCCCATGAACGCCAAGAAGTTGACCGGGCTGGCCGCAGGCACCGCCCGCACGGATAGCGCCAACGTTTCCAATATCCAAGACGGCACCGGGATCTATGTCGCCACGGTCGGCGGCACGGCAGATTCCATTACGTTGTCACCCTCCCCGGCGATCACCGCGTATGCGGCAGGGCAAACCTTCCGCTTCATTGCGACTGGCGCAAATACGGGGGCCGTGGCGGTGGTGGTGTCAGGCCTCTCCGGACCAAAGGCGGTGACAAAAAACGGGACCACGGCCCTCGTCGCAGGAGATATCCCCGCCGGCATGATGGTGGAAATCACCTATGACGGGACGCGGTTCATTCTGGGCACGTCAGGCGGATCGACCTATCTCCCGCTCACTGGAGGATCGCTGAGTGGGGCGTTGAGCATTACGGGCAATATCAGCATGACCGGGCACGCACTGTTTACAGATGCGACCTATGACATCGGCGCATCAGGCGCTACTAGGCCCCGCGATCTGTACCTGAGCCGCGCGGCCTATGTTGGGGAAAATCTCTCGGTGACGGGCAATCTGGCCGGCCATGCCGCTCTTGGCGGGTATCTCTTCGGCTGCACGTTGTCCAACTCAGGATCGGATGCGGTCAACGATATTGTGGTCGATCCAGGATGTGCGGTGAGCAACGAGTCAGACCCCCTGACGCGCAACACGATGTTCCTATTGTCGGCTCTCACGAAGCAACTGGACGCGGCGTGGTCGGTCGGCACAAACGCAGGGATGCTAGACACTGGCAGCATCGCCGATACGACCTATCACATCTATCTCATCATGCGCGGGGATACGGGCGTGGTCGATGTGCTGGCCTCGACCTCCGCAACTTCTCCCACGATGCCGACCAACTACACGCGCAAGCGGCGCATCGGTAGCATCATTCGGTCAGGCGGCACCATTTTGGCCTTCGTGCAAGACGGTGACGAGTTCCTGCTGTCTACGCCGGTTCTTGATGTCAACGCGACGAATCCCGGCACGAGTGCGGTCTTGGCGGCGCTCACGGTCCCCGCTGGCATCAAGGTGAAGGCGTCGGCGAACGTGTTCTACAACAGCAGCACCGACGCCACAATGGATTACCTGTACCTGTCGGATCCGGCCACCTCTGACCAAACGGGATCCAACACGGCCGCCCCCCTCGCACAATTCAAATCCAACAACGGCGTGAGCGGCATCGGGGAAGTCGTGGTCGGCACGAACACGTCTGCGCAGATTCGCTACCGCACCAACGTCTCCGACGCAGGCACCACCGTCCGCATTGCGACTCGCGGCTGGCTCGATACGAGAGGAAAACATGCGTAACCGACTGCTACTGGTTCTGCTGCTGTGCGTATCTCCCTCACTCGCCGAGGCCTGTCAGCCCTATCGCGACGTGCTGCAGGATCTGAAGGGCAACGTCATTGTCGGTGGGGTGATCACGGTCCAGATCGCGGCCACCGGCACACTGGCCGTGATTTACAGCGACCCGCTGTGCGCGGTGAGCAAAGCCAACCCCGTAACCTCAGCCAGTGACGGCTCCTTTTCCTTCTATGCCGCTGACGGGAACTATGATCTCTTGCCGTCTAAATCGGGCTACGCCTTCGCGGCCATTACGGGCGTCACCATCTTTGACCCACTCGGGGAGAACGTGGTCACGGTCGGCGATTTCCAGGGCACCGATATTTGCGCGAACGGCATTGGCGCAATCGATTCCATCGGCGCGAATGTCATGACGCTGGTGATCAATAAAGCCGTGACGTGCCTGTCTAATAAAACCATGCCCTCGACGCTCACCGTGGTGCATTGGGGCAAGGGCCTGGTGACGGTCAATACCGGCGTGACGCTGACGGTCAATGCCTCGATTATTGCCTCGCCGACGGCGCTCATCTTTACCGGAGCCGGTACGACCACGGTGAGCGGAACCTCGAACCCCTTGCAGTATGCCGCCTGGACGGGAGCGGTCGGATTAGGCCCTGTCATGTCCCCCACATTCTTTTCGGCATTGGGGAGTTTTGCCGATGGGACGGTGCTGTACTGCTCCAACTGCACGTTTGCCAATCCCTGTGCCAGCGGAGGCACTGGCGCACTCGCCAAGCGGCTCAATGGAGCGTGGCGATGCGATTGAGGCGCTGGCTGGCTGGATGCTTTCTCCTGATGATGGTGTGGGGAGGGGTGCCGACACTCGCCGACGCGCAAACCCTGCTGGAGCCTGCAGGGAGTACCCGCGTCGTCGATTGCGATATGACCAGCCTGACCTGTGCCGAGCAGGTATTCAGGGGCACCTGGTATGACGCCTACAACATGCCGCGGGCCACCGCCACGCCGAATCCGAACAGCGGGGGGAGCCCTCCCACCTACGCCGATGCCTATTTGCCCTATACCGGCCCCTGTTCGGTCGGCACTAGAGTGTTTGCGTCCTGTGCGAACGGCGGCGGGCAGCTGGGCTGGTATGACAGCCAAGACCACGCCGAGCTGTATATCGGGGCGTGGGTGCGTTTTGATGTCGTCGGGTCCAGCATTCCAGGGTTCACAAAACTGTTTTTCGCCAGAAATCAGAATGGCCCTAACGTCCTCACGAATGGCTATTTCGGGTTTTCAGGGCGCGATGCTGCAACACGGACGGTCTATTTCGACATCAACACGAGCGACCACGACAACACGCACGCCTGTGGAGGCCCAACGTGTTTCCCTAACATCGGCAGCGGGGCCATTCAGGTCGGGCAATGGTTTTGGTTTGAGGCCTGTGTGCGATCCAGCAGCAGTACCACCGCACGGAATGGCGTGGCCCGCTGGTGGATCAATGGCGTGGCAGCGGGGAGCTATACCAACCTCAACTATGGCAGCGGCAGCACGCCGCAATTCGACTGGACACCAACGTGGGACGGATTCGGCAATGGTCAAGGATTCAGCGGAGATGTGCACGAGAAAGTTGATCGCGTGGTGATTAGTGTTCCGCCTGATGGGGGCTGTGCCAGCGTGTCCGGTGGAAGCGGCGGCGATACCACTCCGCCCTCGCAGGTAACGGGGCTCGGTGTCTCGGTGAGCGGTATGACCGCCTCCCTCACATGGTCTGCGGCTACGGATAACGTCGCGGTCCAGAATTATTTGGTGGAAAAATGCACCCCGCACAATTGCACGAATTGGGCGCTTGATCAGACGGTAACGAGCCTCTCCGCAACCATTCCCGGATTGACGGGTGGGGTGAGTTATGACTTTCGAGTCCGCGCACAAGATACCTCTTCAAATCTCGGCTCATATAGCGCCACGGTGACAGGCACGACAAGCAGCGAAGTCGAGCGGACCTTAGCCACGGATGATTTTAACCGCGCGAATGGTGCCGTAGGCGCGAATTGGACAGGCAGTTATACCAGCCGACCAGATTTAACTATTGTCAGCAATGCTGTGCGGGGGTCTTCTACCTCTGGCGATAACCTCATGGCCTATACCGCGATCTCGCCCCCGGCAGATCAGTGGGCGCAAGTGGATGTGGCGACGGCGACGGGATCGGGCCTGTATGCCGCAGGGGTGACACTTCGCACGGCGGCCTCCCCAGTCGCGTCTTACTACATGTGCCGGATGCAGGCGAATGGATGGGCGGGCAGTATGATCGAGAATCTCGTCAACGGGAGCTATACCCTCCTGTCCAGTAGCGCCTCGGCCTCGTGGGTGGCGGGCGACAAGCTCAAATGCACGGCGAGAGGCAGCACCCTGACCTTGCTGCGTATTCGCGGCGGGGTGGAATCCGTCATTCTGACGGCGACCGATAGCACCCACGCCACCGGGAAAACCGGAGTGATCACCTATGCCGACACGATTGCGAATCTGACCTTTGATAATTTTACGACCGGCGATTGGGCGACCGTGGCCCCCGCACCCACGATTGCCAGCTTCACCTCAGACGCCACTGGCGCGAATGTGACCTGGACTGGATCACCGGCCTATATTCGCGTGCAAACCTATACCGCAACGGGCATTTACGATGATGTGGTTGAGCCGATCGCCAACTTCCCGGCGGGCCGCTACAGTCGAGTGTGGCCGACCGGGATTAACTCGGGGTGCGTCTTTGCGCAGGATGCCTCGCACGTCGAAAATACAAATCCGAGCGACTACAAGTGTGCGGGTATTACCCCGGCCCCTCCAGCCGATACGACTCCCCCGACCGTAAGCAGCCTCCTCCCCTCCGGCACGTTGCCGCAAGGGACCACCTCGACGACGATCAGCGTAGTCACTAATGAGACGGCAACCTGTAAATACAGCAATACGGACCAAGCCTACTCCTCCATGCCAAGCAGCTTTTCGACGGCGAACGGCACCAGCCACAGCGCCACCAAATCGGGCGTGAGTAATGGTACGGCCTATACGGTCTATGTGCGCTGTAGTGATGTGGCGGGCAATGCGAACGTATCGAGCAGCACCATTTCTTTCTCCGTCGCCAGTGCTCCGGCAGCAGATACCACGGCCCCTTCGACGGTGGCGGGCCTTTCAGCCATCGCGATTAGTACGTCACAAATTCAAGCCGCATGGACTGCGGCGACGGATAATGTCGCCGTCGCAGGATATCGGCTGTATGCCTGCGTCGGTACGGGCTGTAGCGATTATTCCCTGGTCGCGAGCCCTACCGGCACCTCGGCCACCATTGCGGGACTGATAGCCTCAACGGTCTATCGTCTTGTAGTGGATGCCATTGACACCTCCGGCAACATTTCGGCGGCGCACAGTTCGGCATATGAGGTCACGACGTTAAGCAACCTGGATATTGTGCCTCCCTCGACCATCATGAATCTGCGGGAAGCGAGTGCCGCCACCTACAACACGGCCAGCCTGACCTGGGACGCCGGGACGGATAACGTCGGCATTTCGCAAACCCTCTTGGAGCGGTGCGCGGGTGAGACCTGTACGGATTTCCAGACCATCCGCAGCGCCTCGGGAACGACCTTTTCCGATTCCTCGGTGCAGTTCGGGACCACCTACCGCTATCGCGGGAAGCACCGGGATACCTCCGGCAATGTGTCCACCAATTACTCGTCTATCCTCTCCGTGGTGGTCCCGTCGCCACCGTCCGGAGTCACCGCGGGAGTCTGCCCATGCAAGACACATTGAAGCCAGTCATCGATATACAGTTTTTCTCACAAGTGCTGATTTTGACGGAACAGCACCCCAACTCACTCACCCGTCTGTGGAGCACACCAGCCCACAATCAAGCAGTCGGTGGGGCGAAGGAATCCGGACATGTGCAGGACGGTACCCATACCTGCCACGCGGTGGATCTGGTCTTTGATACGGCGGCAGAGCTACGAGCTGCGGCACAAACGGCAGTTGCTATGGGGTTCCAAGGAGTCGAAGTCGATCTGACGAATATGCATTTACACTTGGACGCCAAGCCGCGCATCTGGCGCGTGGTGCATCGAGGGCCAAAGCAGGAGAGTCCGCTCACCGACTGGCTGAAGACGGAGGTGTGATGACGGATGAATACAATTGGAGTGCCCTGGATACCATTGGCACTTGGACAACGATCATGGCCACCATGCTGGCGGGCATAGCGGGATGGCTGCGGCGGCAACGGCAGGCGATCTTGGTCGAAGTGGCCTCGCTTCGGGCCTCATACGAGAAGCATGTGGAGACCATGAGAGACGCACATACCAAAAATGAAGGGCGGCTGATCAAGCTCGAAACGCACGAAGTGAACAATGCGGAAAAGCTCCAAGGGATGCATGTGATGTTGAAGGAGTTGAACCAGAAGCAGGACGAACAAACCAAGATGATTATGAGCATCTTTCAGCAGGGGAGGCGGCCATGATGTGGCAGAAACTGTTTTCACTGGCAGGCTCGTGGAAAACCACGCTCTTAGGGGCCTTGGCGCTGCTCTGTTCGGGCTCTGAGCTAATCGGGCTCATGCCGGAACAGTATCGCGGGACCATGACGGGGGTGTGCATGATTCTCGTGTCCACCGGCGTGATTGTCGCGAAGGATTTCAACAAGACCAATGCGGTCCAGGCCTCTCCGCAGACGCAAACGGTTCCCGCCATCCCCGAAGTCATGGCGACGCCTCCGGACCAGACCTTTCCGGCCTAGTTACAGTGAACGTTGCCCCCGATGGTCGTACAGGTCGTGCTCATGCGGCCTGAGCCGTGGCGCGGAAAGGCCTGATTGAGCTTGGCAGCCACACAGCCGGGATGCTCCGGACTGTCCTGCGCGTACCCTTCCTTTTCACAGACCGACGCGAAATACACCGCCGCGTCCTTCCGTTCCTGGGCTCGTGAGCTGCAGGCCGAGAGGCTAGCCAGCAGCGCGACCATGACCACTAGCCGGATTCCCATTCATCCCTCCTTTGGCGTGAAATGTATGACGGTCCATACGGCCCTAGCGTACCGCACGTTAACGGCGTTGTGCAATAAAATTTATTGAAACGGCACGTTTTCTTATTGACAGTGTACCCCAAAACGGGGTACATCTGGGGTACGAAAGGGGGTGCAACCGAATGGCCGTCATAACCGCAGACATTCCGAAAGACCTCAACCGCAAGCTGGAACTCGATAAGCGCCGTTACGGGTTGAGCAAATCCTATTTAGTCAGAGCAATCCTGCAACATCACTATGAACTGAATCATCCGCTGTCTGTTGGTGGACATCGGAAGCCACGGGCAACCACGGAGGCCTAGCCATGCTGGACGACATCCTAACCGACTATCGCAATCAGTTAGCGACGATCCCGCTCTGGGATGGACGGGCGATTGTGACCTGGCTAGAGCAGGTGTCGTTTTGGTTGGCGCGGCTGAAGGTGGAGGAGGACTACAAGCTATGGGCGCTCAAGATGGCGACGGGGCTGCACCTCAAGGGCGGGCAGCCGTTGAATGTGTGTCTCGGGGTATTACAGGGGCAAGTCACCAAATGCTTGCTGGAAGGAGGGGTTGCGCGATGATTCGACGGAACCACTATCTCCATGAGATGGACGCGATCAACGCGAAGGCGGAGCGGGACTATGGGATGCAGGCGGCTATTTCGGCCTGTTTTGTGGTGATCGGGGTATGCCTGCTGTCATTGGCCTTCTGGCCCATGCTCGCTGAGTGGATTGTGGACATCATGACGCCCTTTCGGACGGGCTTGCTCGTGGGCTCGCTCACGACGTTGGCTGTGTGCTTCCTGGGATCGGCCTGGGCGCTGTGCGCCATTGTGGACGCCGCGCATCGGGAGGGGCGATGACCGGCGCCGAGTGGGGAGCCGCGGGGATTGTGCTGGGACTGGCCTGCCTGCCGGTATGCCGCTGGTGGATTGTCCTGTGTGATACCCGCGAACCGAAGTATGCGCGGCTGCTGAAGTGACGGTCTCGCCGATGGCGAGAGACGGAGAGATCCCCGCACGGTATCGCGGGGTCCGCGAGTCGTGTCGCGTAGAACGTCATTCAGTCCTGACGTTCGGGTGCAGAGCGGGGGAGCCGTGTAAGAGGCGGCTCCTCCCAACCAAAGGATCAGCGATGACAGGGAAACAACTGAAGGAATGGGCCGCCACGGTGCCGGATGGGGCCGAAGTGGAAGTGAAAACCGGCGACTATACGCAAGGCTGGGAACCGCTGCGGGCCTCGCGTGTGCGTGCCGTCATGAGTCCTGTTCAAGAACCACTCACCCCAGTGATTGTCTAATCACTCGCAAAGGAGGCGGGGATGTATGCCACGGATGACGTACAGGCCTTGTCACAGAAGATCCAGCGTTATAGCGACCGCCTCCGTGCCGAGTTGTTCCGGCAGGCGCGACGAACGGCCCTCATTGCCTTTTACAACCGGCCCGACAACCTCACGGCCTTGTGGGTGAGGATCGAAGAATCCAACCGCTGGCGCTGCAATGACGGGTTCCTGATGAATGAGTGTGACTAGATGAGTGTGCCTGACAAAGACTTGGACGAGGATGACGCGACGTACTGTCAGGAGCATGACGAGCCGCAACCGTGTTGGGCTTGCCGGTTCGATTACCTGGAGCAACGGGCAGAAGAACTGAGGGAGAGGTGGAGAGATGGAGAATCCAACGACTGACGACATTTTGCAGGACATCCGCGAGCTCCACGCGGCGCGGGGCTATGTGCGCCATATGGACTACATGGCGGAGGGCCGGTTTTCGATTCGCATGGTGGAGCGACGGTTCGGCAATTGGAAGAACGCGTGTGAGGCGGCAGGGGTACCCATCAGCACGAACACGACGCGCATCATCGTGAACACGGTGAAAACGTGGTGCATTCGCTGTGAGCAGCCCTTCGACCGGCCTGCGCATGACAAGAGCTGTCGGCGCTGTAAGGCCTGCACCCGCAACAAGGCGTGGGACAAGTCGGTGCCGGAAGGCTGGGAGACGATCGCATGTTGAGTGAAGGCGTCCACAAGATGAGCCTGGAATCCTATATCAACGATCCCGCTCCGGAGCCGTCGTTGAATGCCAGCGTGGCGCACATTCTATTGACCTCGACGCCGCTGCATGCGAAAGCGGCCCATCCAAAGCTCACACCAAACCGTGACCGTGAGGAAAGCAGCCGTCTCGATATTGGGACGATCGCTCACGCGATCCTGCTAGAGAACGATCGGACGCGGCTGGAAGTGATTGACGCGGACGACTGGCGAAAGAAGGAAACCAAAGAGAAGCGCGACGAGGCCAGGGCCTACGGCAAACTGCCGGTGCTGCGGAAGGATTACGAGTCGGTTGAAGAAATGGTGCTAGTCGCCAAATCCAACATTGCGGACAGCGAGATTGCCGACGACTTCAAAACGGCGATTCCTGAACAAACCTTAGTCTGGAAAGATGAAGGCATCTGGTGCCGATCACGGCCCGATAAGGCGACACCGGACTGGCGGATTGTCTTTGACTACAAGACCGTTGCGGGCAGTGCGAATCCGCTGCAGTTCGATAAGAACATCCTTCGCCATGGCTATGATCTGCAATGCTCCCTTGGCTTGCGCGGGGTGCGCCACCTATTCGACGCCTCGCATACCACCTTTATCTTTCTCGTTCAGGAAATCGAGAAGCCCTATGCGCTCTCGCTCATCAGCCTAGAACCGGCCTGGCTGAAGATGGCCGAAGAGAAGTTGCGCATGGCGATGTCGATTTGGAAGGGATGCCTGCGGACCAATGAGTGGCCGGCCTATCCGGCGCGGGTGTCGTACCTAGAACCACCGGCTTACGCCATGAATGAGTGGGACACCATTTTACCGCCGATCGATGCGGCAGATTTCATCTAGGAGGGCATTATGGGATCAGTCACGTTTCGGAGGGCAGTGCGTGAGGATGTAGGGCTGGTGGTCGGTATTGCGGGGCCATCAGGAAGCGGAAAGACGTTTTCCGCCATGCGGTTGGCCGCTGGCATGAGTGGCGGTCGTCCATTTGCGGTCATCGATACCGAAGCGGGACGGTCGAAACACTACGCGGATCGGTTCGCCTTCGACCATGCCGACTTGCAAGCACCGTTCAACCCGATTGCCTATGCAGATGTCATCAAGGCTGCAGACGATGCGCACTATCCGGTCATTGTGGTCGATTCGTTCTCTCACGAACATGCGGGAGACGGTGGGCTGCTCGACTGGCATGAGCAGGAACTGGACCGTATGGCCGGGCAAGACTACAAGCGCCGAGAAGCCTGCAAAATGGCCGCGTGGATCAAGCCCAAGACGGCGCACAAGCAAATGGTGTCACGGTTGCTGCAAGTACGGGCGCATCTCATCCTGTGCTTTCGCGCAGAGCAAAAGATCGAGATTGTGCGTGGGAGCGGCGGAGGCATGGAGATCCAGCCAAAGAAAATAGCCAGCGGCTTCAGCGATTGGATTCCGATTTGCGAAAAGAACATTCTCTACGAGCTGACGGCCTCTTTTTTGCTGACCCCTGACGCGCCTGGCGTTCCCAAGCCGATCAAGTTGCAAGAGCAGATGCGGGAGTTTGTTGATCTGAAGGCGCCGCTGAATGAAGAGGCGGGCAAGCGCATGGCGACTTGGGCCAAAGGTGGAGCGGCGAAACCAGTCGTGTCCCCGCATCCTGCTCCACCTAAAGAGGAACAGCCGGCCGACGACGGCTTACCACCAGAACTCGCCATTTTCAAGCATCAACTGAAATCCTGCCCCCGCACCAACCAGGCGATTAACGACGTGTGGAAGGCGATCCCCGAGCATCTGCGGCAAGACCTCTACGCCGTGTATAGCCTGCAACTGAAGGGGCTGAAGAAGTGAGTCCGACGCAGCGGGCGCTGAAGGAAGCCAGGAAGATGGGATATATCGCCGAAGTGACGGAGAAGTGGAACGCGTTCGCGAGGACCCGCATTGACCTCTTTTCGTGCATCGACATTATCGCCATCAAGCCCGGCCTGCCGATTCTCGGCATTCAGGCGACGAGTCACAGCAATCTCACCTCTCGGGTCAACAAGTGCATCAAGTTCGGCCATAACTGGCTGGCGACTGGACATGCAGAATTAGAGTGTTGGGCGTTTAGGAAATTAAAGGGCCATCGCGCATTGCAGTTGGATCGGCGCGTCGTGCCGAAGCTCAGCAGTGAGGAATATGCACACCGATTTGACCATGGCTGATGCAGGCCAAGCGGAAGAAG